CTCCCTCTGCCACGTCTTCGACGGCATCATCCCCCATCGCGCACACCGCGGTATTTACACCACCGACGAGTTTGGCAAGAATAGTGCGTATGCGAGAATTGCCAGAACTGGTGGTTTTAGCACCAGACTTTTGCAGTCCTTTCCGCCGCTGCGCATAAACCCTGCCGTCAGAGAAAACAAACACAGAGTTCCCCACCAGTTGGGCCCTCTTCATGTGAAGTTCCTCTGAATCGTCTCCAGTTGCGGCCGCTCGACACTCGGCATCAGCATCGAGCATCCATTGGTCAGTGTGCCAATCAAAACCGGCCATATCACTGCCCATGGCTTTCTTCATAGCCTTGAAGTTATTTGACAATATTTGCAAGCCCTCATCATGAAGACCCATGCCTGGTTTGGAGGGCAGAGTGTCCCATGAAGCTATCTCTGCGCGATCCAAGGCGCCGTTCAAGACCCGCTCTACGAGCTGATCAATCAAAGACACCGACATGATGAGGCGATATTTACCTGAATCTACTTTCTTGGTGGAGTGCACCTCGTTCTTCACAAACACCCGGATGGGGTCTACAAAGCCCGCGGCGCAGAGCTCTTCGGCCGGCATTGCCTTGATCTCCTCGACGGTTGCAGCCGCCAGTAGCTCCAACCTGCACATGACTAAGGCATGTACATGATCGTATCCCAGGTTCCTAAACACATCCGCGTTGGTAGGGTGATCCCTCATGAGGGGATAACCCGGCGACGCGCTAGGCTTAACATTTCCCAGCTCTTCCGTCAAGATGTTGGCACATTGTGCCAGATCTAAATGTACTTGAGGGTACTCAGAAACCATAGCGCGCAAGACAGGTTCCAACTCGTCCCGTGGGGGGGCGCGGTTTTCCAGGCCCACGAAAGAAGCGTACTGAGTCTTAAAGCTATTAACGGCGGAGGCTGCAGACTTGTCGGGCTCATGCCAATTAGCCAATTCTGGCACAAGCTCCTTGCCCTTATCCAAGGCCAGGTTCGACTTAGGAGTCGGGTCGGGTTTGAGTGATCTCACTAGACCTAGGAACTGGTATCCTGGGTCACCTTCCCCTTCTTCTTCTTCACGTTCCTCCTTGCTGGAGGCACGGATGCTGCCGATCCCGGCTCTGATGTGGCCGTGCATGGCTTCTCTTCCGTAGTCGCGTTGCCAGTCGGCTTGGCCGAGGCTTCTTGGCTGCGGAG